GGTCTATGGCAATGCGCAGGTCTATGGCAATGCGCAGGTCTATGGCAATGCGCAGGTCTATGGCAATGCGCGTGTCTCTGGCGATGCGCAGGTCTATGGCAATGCGCGGGTCTATGGCAATGCGCGGGTCTATGGCAATGCGCAGGTCTATGGCAATGCGCGGGTCTATGGCAATGCGCGTGTCTCTGGCGATGCGCGGGTCTCTGGCAATGCTTTGGCAACAAAACAAACATATTTCTTGCTGCTTGAATACTCTGTAACTATTACGGATAACCATTTGCGTGCCGGGTGCCAGCAACACACGTTTGAAGAATGGAGAAATTTCACGCTAGCTGATATTGAAGATATGGACGGTAAACGTGCTACTGAGTTTTATCCGCATCTAATAGCAATCATGAACTCAATCAATGCGGCGAGAGGTGTGTAATGAAATACATCAAACGACTGTTTATCAAGCTGATGCTGTTAAACGCACTCCGTCAACTGGCCTACATGCTGGCGCGTAAACAGCGCTATGGAATGCACATGAGCATAGGAGAACGCGCATGGTTAAACCGCGATATTTATCAACAGGATCTGACAATAACTGGCTATAAAGTTTGGCTGGCTGATCTGGATGACAACGAAAAGGAAACACTAAGCAGTCGATGTGTTAGTCCGTTGAAACGATTAGGGGAATGAAATGAGTGTATACAAAGCAATTGCAGATGTTAGCGCTGCGTTAGCTGGTCAAGGTATCGGCAAGAATAAACGCAACGCTGCGCAAGGTTACAGCTTTCGCGGTATTGATGATGTGCTACAAAGCTTGTCTAGGTTATTGCCAACATGTGGCCTTGTGATTATCCCTCGCGTTGTTTCTTGCACCCGGTCGCGCGAAGTAAATGCAAAAGGTACTGTACTGTTTTACGTTTCGGCTGATGTTGAGTTTGATCTGGTATCAGTGGTAGACGGAAGCAAGCATACGGCGCGGTTCTCTGGTGAGGCGATGGATAGCGGCGACAAGGCGACAAACAAGGCCATGAGCGCGGCTTATAAGTACATGGCGCTGCAAACCTTCTGCATTCCAGTTGAAGGCGTTGCAATCGATACGGAATCAGAAACGCATGAGGTTGTGCAATTGCCGACTATCACAGGTAAGGCATGGGCATCCGCATTAAATGCCGTGGTAACTGGACAGCGTACAAAAGCGCAATTACTGGAAAAATTCAGCATCACTGCAGAACAAGATCAAGAATTGGAATCAGCACTTGATCAATACGATCCATCGTCATTGGGAGAAGCCAACAATGAATAATCTATCACTGTACGAAATTGCGGCAGACTATCGCAACGAGATTGAGCGGCTTGCAGATGAACCAGACGCACAAAAGGCCGCTGATATTTTGGTATGTATCAAAGGGTCATTGCAAGACAAAGCGCAGAACGTCGCACTTTTTATCCGCTCGCTGGCTGTTTCCGAGGCCGCTATTCAACTGGAGATTGACCGGCTTAACGAGCTTAAAGTATCGGTAGAAAAACGCCATGCAGCGCTTTTAAAGTACCTTGAGGCTAACTTGCTGTCGGCTGGTATCACTGAGGTTAAAAGCCCGATTATATCTATTACGTTTCAGAATAACCCGCCATCGGTTGACGTGCTGTGTGAATCTGAATTACCTGATGAATACTGGGTAACTCCGCCACAACCAGAAAAGCGCGTCGATAAGCGTAAACTGTTGGCCGATCTGAAAAACGGCGAAATACCTGGCGCGTGCCTGAAAACGTCGAAACGGATGGTGATTAAATGAGCGACTGTTGCGACGATACAGACCGCATGGAAGAAGCGCTAGACGAAGCGCGCAGGCGTAATGCAGCCGCTAAGGTTGCGATGATGGCAAAAGGTCGGCCCGGTGAGTGTAAGCGCTGTGGTGAGTATTTTGTTAGGCTGGTCGGCGGTGCGTGTGGCCGCTGTCGTGATAAGTTTAATTTACCGTAGGGGAATGATGATGGGCATAACTTCTAGATATATCAGAGAAAATGGTTTTTTTAATATTAGCGCTAATAACTTAGCAGATGAAATTGAAGCGCTCGAAAAAGAAGTTGATGACCTGCGGGAAGATTCAGAAAGATTAGATTGGCTTGAGTCTGAGGCTCTAAATTCAATGAGTGGTGTTTCGGCTAAGTTCATGGGAAAACAAGATGCTAGGCCTCTAAAACCTGGGTATAGAATTTATAGATACCACAAAGTATACAATGCAGCTCCCACGCTTAGGGCTGCAATTGATGAAGCAATGAATGAAGGATAGTGTGTAATGAACCTACTCTACCAACCAGAAAACCCTCAAGCTATCCTGGCACGGTGCAAAATCAAACCGTGGAGCTATGACGATTCACCAGCACACAAAGACCGTAAGACAGCTATCCGTGATAGCAAAACATCGTTTGATGCGTTTATGGAAGATCACAGAGGTGCAACGCATCACGAAAAGGCTATGTATCTGAAGCTTAAATCCCTGCCCGATGAACCTTTTGATTTATCACAAGCTGCAAAAGTCTTAGTGTTCGTTGATGATAAAACAGAGTCTACCCGAGCGGCGGATAATCGTATGCAGTCACTACGCAACAAAGGCTTGTTGAAGGCTACGCAATGCCGTAAGCCGATCATGTTCGCTAAAACTCAACTTGCGCTAGATTTCATGGCTAAGATGAAACCGATTATGGAGAATTGGGAAAAATGCAAACACAAGAAAACACGGTGAGAATACCGACACAGCCTACAGAAAAATGCATCAATGAGATGCGTGCCGCGCTGGTTCAGACTGGCGCAATGGAATTGCGTCATTCGTGCGAAAAGATCTACCAAGCGATAATCAACCACGGCGCAATCAAATAACTGTTTGCGATTGTGCAATGTGTGATATATTGTGTTTTGGCAAATTAAACGAGGTTAATAAATGAACTACACAAACGAACAATTGGACGAAGCGCGGCGGGTAGGTATTGCGGCGATTGATGCGCATTTGGCGAAGCTGAAGGCTGTTGAGCCTAATACTTGGCCGCAAGTTGGGGATAGGTACTACTTCATAAACTCAAGCGGTGAAGATGGTCCGGCTACATGGCAAAACGACAGCGTCGACAAATGCCGTTTATCAATTGGCAACGTCTACCGCCCAGAACACCGCGCCTACGCCGAACGCCACGTCGAAGCGAGGAAGGTGCAGGCTGAGTTGCGGAGAATGCCGGGGGTTTGTGCGCCGCCTGATGGTACAGAGGTTCGTTATTCTATCGATGAAGAATCATCCGGCTTTACGGTAGGGGAATCTAAGGTACGGTTTTGTTGGATGATTGGAGTTTGTGGAGTTTGGTTTATGACTAGATCAGCTGCGCAAAATGCCATCGACACCATCACCCCGCGCCGCCTCGCTATTTTCCGCGACGACTATTTGCAGGTGCCGATTGATGGGGTGCAACCATGACCAACATCGACAAAGAGCGGGCGGAGTTTGAGAAAATTGCCAGGGGTATAGGGCATACAGACCTTAAAAAAAGACAGGATGATGGTACGTACTACAATTTTTATTTGCAATGCGCTTATGAAGGATGGCAAGCCAGCGCCGCCCGTTCAGCGGAAGAGATTGCAGAGCTTGAGGCGGAGGTGGTGCGGTTAAAATCTACACTGTCAAATATGGTTCAAATTTTTGAGAATTGCGAAGTAATTGCTGGCGTTTGCATGTGTGGTGAAGATATGTCTAGGCATTCTAGCAACGATCATATTCCTTGCGATATGGGGCAATATTACGCTGGACAGTATGTAGCTGAGGCTAAAAAGCTAACAATCGAAGCAATGAAAGGCGGTGCGTGATGAGAACTACAATACTCGACCGCATAGCGTTCCTGACGCTGCTTGTTACTGTTGGTGTAGGTTCGGTGCTTATCGCTATCGGCGGTGTTATTGGCGTTGTGGTGATGGGCGTTTGTGATTTATTTGCGAAGGATAAATAATGAAATGGTATGTTGAAGTTTTTATAGGTGAAATTTTGCAGGTAATCGCTTCTGCTGTTTTTCTCGCATTGGATAAATACGAGTTGGCCGCGCTGTTTTGGCTTATGTTTCTAGTAAGCTATGCACACAGAAACATCAACGAAAAGCTAAAAGATTTGTCGCTGAAACATGGCATTCAATGCCGGAATGATGCTTCGATAGCACGTTTATCAGCATTGCAAGACTCTAATGCAGCAGGCAATTCAACCGCTGAGTAATTGACCAGTTCGCCAACGGTTGAGCCAGTAAACGCTGGTTTAATCGTTGGTGCCACCAGTAACGGTGATATTTGGCATTGAGCTGGCGCTGGTATTGGCTCATTGGCGCAAGATGCCAAGCATATCATCAGTGAGGCGAGTATCAGCAAGCGGTTTGTTGTCTGGCTTTTGCATGATGATAATGTTTTGCTTGGTGCTTTCATGTTTTACCGCCTCTATTTTTGTTTGCTCTTCTACCCGTTTAGCTTGAGCTGAGTTAGCCGATTCTAACTGTAGCTTTTCCATTTCTAACGCAGAGCGCAATTGTTTTGATTCTGTCTCTAGCGTTCCAATTTTCTGATTCGCAGTGTCTCTTTCCGCTTCCAGTGCTGTAACTTGAATCTTCCACGCTGCTACGCTGGCTACAAGGATTAGGGCAACTAGGGCATAAATGCCAAACTTCCGAACAAGCGGGTTTGTTAGTAGGCTCGCCCATATCATGGCTGCTTTCCAGCTTGCAAGTCGGCCAGTGATAGCCCGTTGGTGTATTGGCAATGCGCCATCTCTTGGAATGTTTTCCAGCGACCTGCCCATTCAAGACCGACTGATTCTGCTATCTCGCCGCATTTCTTAAACAATGCAGGATCATTCCAATTGGGCTTGCCGTTTACCAGTGGCACGAAGTCGAAAGCGCATTTGTAGTTGTGGAATGATTGACCGCCTTTGGCGTTGGTTACTTTATTACCTGGCGTTGATCGGCCTTGAGCGTAGAGCGCGTTTTGTGATTCGTTGTCGCGGTAGGTACTGGTGATCAGGATCTCAATCCCCATAGCTTTACAGACGTCTATAAACGCTTGGCACATTTTCGCTGTTTTAGGATTTAGGTCTTCAATCTTGCGGCTGTTTATCATCATTTACCCCTGTGCTGTTGTGGCGGTGTCCATCCTGATTTAATTCGCCTGTCTGCGATTGCCCAGACTACTGCAAACAATCCCAACAAGAATACGCCCATCGTGAAGAACTGTGCGAATGGCACGCTTGGCAGGCTCGACAAGATCCAACAAAACCCGCCAAGTGTGCAGAGTATCCACGCCGTGCGCATTCCTAAACAGGCGTCCTTCATGGCCGATATGCGCTTTGATCCAGCCTCGAAACATGCCGCACCTAGTAGCGCGACTGTAATCATTTGAATGACATTAGTTTCCATCTTTGCCACCACGGAGATTTATAAATCGTTTGATCAGCGCTTCAGGGTCGCTTAGGGCGTTGCTTGCCCATTTTGTGATTGGTATACATCCGATAGCAGAAAGCAGCCCTAACATGCCGTAATATCCCGGCTTCAGCGTAATAAAAGCAGCTACTGCTGATACGCTGGCATAGACAAAAACCAGCATGAAGGCAAGCAATCCTATTCGGCCATACCACGGCATAGGCGGCAATCCAGCCATAGCCCAGAGAGCCCCAGCAAGGCCACAAATCATGGATATCAATTCAGGCCTACTTAGTTTTTCTGCTGTTTCAATACCCATTTCTGTCCTTTTCAATACTTGTATTACTCAGTAATATATATGTTAACTTCTTGTATTGATATAGTAACTCCAGCAATAGGTACCCGTATTTGTGGCCTAACTGATGCTCCAACAGATGCTGATGATGCAATTATTTGTGTAAATTTTGTATACGTAGTTGTCAGAGTAATTGACTGCTCTGCTGCAATTGTAGTTACAAAGGCTCCAGATGAATCATATAGGTTAACTGCCATATATGCTGTTTGCGTCCCAGACGATACCTTTGCAACAATGGTAAATATTTTGTAATTTGCTCCACTGCCTGGTATCCCAGTAAATGCAAATGTTTCATTTCCACTTGTTACCCTCCGTACAGCAAAACCTGTCTTTGATGTTGAATCAATAACATCAACAAGGTTAGCCGATCTATTTGCCGGATCTTGCAAGTACCTATTTGATTTATTTGAATTCCTCATCCCCTCTGCTGCATATGTTGCTATCGGATAATTACCTATTACTGTATTACCATTAATTAGCGCATCAAACTGGTATGATGACATAACTATTGCAGCAGTATTTCCAGATCCCGGAACAAATACATTATTTAGTATTAGTTCTGATGTTTTACTTAATGTTCCACCTTCAATATACAATTGACCAGTGTACCCTCCTGTTAACGTTTGATTGTTTACAAAATTTCTTTCATAAACAGTTTCACTGTCCATTCCGATTAATCGATCAGGACGACCATTGTTTGTACTTCTGTTATTTCTTACTGTCTGTCCAATCCCTGATACAAGTGGAGACGTAAACGTTTGATTTGAGTAATTAACCCCATAATCATCGGAAATAGAACCCCAATACGTTGCAACATTCGTATAAATAGCCGCACCGAGTTCACTGCACTGAATACCGCTTTTTGTATTGCTGTAACAATAATTATTGTGAACACTAGAATTTACACATGCATCCATTTCTATTCCGTGCTGAAAATGATGATGACACCAATTGCCATAAACATTCATGTTTTCAGACATTGCTATGGTAACGCCTACATCTGAATAAGAATATCCAACATCATTGTTATAAATATTTCCTTTACGGCAATAAAGCTGGGTTCGTATTCCAGAATAACCGCCATAAACTCGATTGTTGTAAACATCGAATATGCGCGTCCTTTCCATTCGAACTGCATCTCCACAATTACTGGTTGCATTTGTTATTGTGCTGTTTCTGATAACAATGTCATGGGCAAAGTAAGACGAATTAAAGTTATCAATGTTTCCTGTCCGTATTAGGTGCCCTTTTGAGTTTTTAATTTTGCATCCATCAATAACCATTGAACCAATTGAACACCAGATCATATTATAAAACCCTGCTGTGGCTGTTTGATTTGAAGCATTTCCATCCACAGTAATCCCAAGTAATTGTAATTTATAATCGCTTAAGCTCTCGATTAATCCAACTCCGGTTCCTGCTGAATTTGTTTTGTGATACAGAGTTCCAGATCCAGATATTATTACATCCCTGGTCACACTTAATTTTGAAGAAACGTATGTTTTACCTGCCAAAAGAACAACTTCAGGGAAATTTGATATTGCAAATTGCAATGCGGCTGTATCGTCTGTAGTTCCATCCCCAACAGCACCAAAATCTTCAGGAGTTACACGTTCTCGCAGTTTGGATAGCACATTACGCAATACCGCAGAAGCTCCCAATTGAATGAATCCGACAATCGATGATCCGGTAGAACTTATTATTTTTGTAATAAAACCCTGAACCGTTGTAAATACAGACCCACTTGAACCATCATTTGCAATGATATAATTAGCATTCAATTGATCAAATCTAACTGCGTCCCCAGCGGATACTCCTGCTTGTAAGTTTATAATTCTATTATTACCCATTGGCAGAGAAGCGGCCATTGGAGTTTGGCCATCTGCTGCAATTGACGCTGTTAGCGCCGTACTCATGTCACTAACTAGTGAATTAAACACGGTGCTATCAATGATAGTCCCAGCAACAACTGGTTGCCCGGCTGGAGGTGAATATGTTCCTGATCCGTTACGTGGCATGTTTACTCCGTTGTGCTAGGTGATATTTGTTGAACAGACTGCGCTTGACCGGCGCGTTTTGTGAACTCTTCGATAGCTTTTGACAATGCACTATGATCTATACCAGTTTCCTTCATTGCTTGCAATGCCATTTCTGGATTTTTCATAAGCTCAGGAAGGGCCGCCTGTAAATCAGCCGCTTTACCTGACCATAATTTATTATAAAAATCTAATGGTTTGCTAATTAAAGGAAAGTCAGTAGCCCATCCTGGTAATCCTGCTTGCCTTATCATGTTATTCGTCATTAGGTTTTTAGCAGTATCAGATCCGCTTGTTTGTGCCATCGCATTGATTGCATTGCGGTGTGATGCATCTTTTGCGATATTTTCAAACGTTGCTAACGCCTCAGGAGTTACTGAGTTCTCCATAGTAGCGCCGGTCCATCCTGTCGCATTTTTTGGAGTTAATGGATCTTGTAATGCTTTTGTATAGTTTTCATTAAACATCTTGGCTGGGTCTGCGTCTTTTTGAACGTATTCAGCCGAGCTTGGCGTGAGTTTCTTGTACAAATAATCTGCCACGTTCATCGTGTTAAGTTCTGGCATCATTTTTGTGTAGGCTGCGTTTGCATCGGCATAGCCTGGCAAATTTTTCGCCATCCACGCCTTAAGCGCATCTGCTACACCTAAAGCAGACTGGCGTAGCTCCCCAGTCGGAATGCCTCCACTCCCTGGCACACCACTACCAATATGCTCTTTCAGACCTTTGTCGATAGTTTGCAGCGTTTTACCTGTATATGTTGCGGGTTGTGATTCAACGGTTTTTACAATCGGATTTCCACTTGCATCTAACAGACCAGTTTTAACCTCTCCACCGGTAACCGCTGGAGTCATTTGCAATGATTCGCCCTTGTTTGAGGCTATCTTTTGAGCTTGTGATAGAGCTGGCTTCATAGCATCACGGCTCATTAGATCATTCAATACATCGTCGGCTTTAACTACTGCATTTTTTGGGCCTTCGTACAAGACTTTGGCTTTTTCTTGAATAGCTTGTTTTACCGCTGCTCGTTCCTCCGGCGTTTTTGCAATGCTCTTCAATTTATCTGCTAATAATTGACGTTGAGATGCGCTGTATTCCGCCATGCCAGAATCTAACTTATTAACTATTGCTTTTTCTAAGCTAGTTATGCCGGAGTTATTCGCAACCTCTGCTGTTGACCGTTGATATCCTTCAGTATTACCTGAATGTGGCACTTCTTTTTGTGACGATACCACTAGGTTATCATAAACGTCTTTAGCCTTGCTGCCTGCCGCTGTTTTTAGCAGATTACCTAAAATAACCTGTTTACCGCTTGCAGTTAGTGGATCTACAACAGCCGCTTTCACGGCTTTAACTGGTTTAGATACAGCGCCAACGGCTATATTGATTGGGTTAATTTTCTGGCCTACTTGTGCAGCTTTAGTGCCAACGGTTTGCACTACATTGCCTAGCTGCCCAATCTTTGAACCTTCGCCAGCATTAGCGGCTAATCCGCCTAGTTTAGTTACAGCAGGACCGCCCATTGTTAGTACAGTGGAAAGATCAAGCAATGCACCAGTAGGATCGTTTCCGACGGTGTTCAGTATTTTCTGTCCTGAACCATATCTGTTTTCTGCAAATTGTTTAACAGCAGAAGCAGTTTTACGGGCTTTATCTTCACTGTTATCACTTACCTTGCCAGATAATAGGTCATTCAAAGAAGTGCTTAACAATGATTCTGCTTTTTTACTTTTAAGACCTAAATAATCAGCTCCATGCTCTAATGCGCCAACAGTTGCATTGCCCATCATGTCTAGAGTATCTACTGGATGGCGTACCATGTTATACAGTCCGCCCAATACTCCAACCGTAGATTTAGGCAGGTTTTTAAGCGCAGTAAGCGGAACTTGCCCCGGAGTTAAATCAGGCTGAGTGGCATCAATAGTAATCGATGGCGTAACCTGTTCTTGTGGTGCCTGTATCGTGAATTTGACAGCCATGTTTAACCCCTATTGTGTTTTTTTGCCGCCAACTTGTGACCATTTCCCATTTACTACCATCCACTTGCTACCATCATCACCTGTCGCCGTAGTGCCGTTTTTGTAGTTATTTGCAGGAGGTAATCCTGTTGTAACTACTGGTTGAGTAATCGCTGTTTCGGAAGCTGTTTTTTCTGGCTTGAACATTGGATTAGCGGTTGAGTATTTGTCTAGTTCATCCTCAAAACCAGAATCTAGCTGCCCATGTTTTCGCTCGTATTCACGCGCCATTTTAGCAACTTCAATAGACCGATCGTTCATCTTTTTGGTTCGGTCTAGTAACAGTTTACGGCCTTCAGGTGAATTGCTTAATGATACGGTTGTTTGTTCAAGGGCTTGTCTGTCGCCTTCGCTCATTGCGCCAGGGAGCAGATTTACGCCCCCTTGATTTTTAGCCTTCAAAAACATCTCAGTTGTAATTTGTTTAATTGCTTCTTCTTGAGGTAATCCAGCAACATCAATACCAAAAGTAGAGGCTAATGACTTAAGCTTGCTCATTGTCTGAGCGCCACTACCTGACGACAATCCAGACGTATCAAGCAATGTCGATAACCGATCAATGTTTGATTTATTACTCAAAGCGGACCTATATTCATCACTGTAAGAGTTCGAAAGGCCAGCATAGTGCTTCGTTCTCTCAAGGCTATAAAGCTTTGATCCTTCGCTTTGAACTGGTATACCACCGCCGCTAGATTGCTGTGGTTGTGGTTGCTGACCATTACCGTATTTGTCCATCCATGCCGATACAGCTTGTTCACGTGATGATGGATCTTGTATGGTTAGCAGTTTTTTAAGTTGTTCTTGTGGAGTTCCTGCTACTTCTCCAAGTCTGCTTTGTTGTACTGGTTGAGGCGATCCACCACCAGCTCTATCTACCAGTGAAGATCTAAGAACTAAAGATGTAGATCCATCAATATTATTTACTGGAACGACTTCTTGTTTAGATTTAGCTCTTTCAATTGCGGTAGTTTCAGCGCCTTTAATACCCGCATTAGATTCTGAATACCCTGGAGCCGTAGTTATCCCACCAGTATTTACATTAAATACCTGACCTGAGTCAGTTTTTGGGTTATAGACCTGCGTTCCATCTGGCAATATATTTAGGTCGCCCTGTTTTGCTACAAACGTTGCATCATTCCGTGCTTTACCGGTTTCATATTGCCCAATCTGCAATGGGTTTTGACCCTTGGCAGCCATATTTTTTTCTTCATCGGTCATGAGCGTATAATTTTTAATTATGTCGTTTGCCAGTGTCTCATTGCCATCTTGATACGCCGCCAACGCCTGAGCCATTGCTGAATTTTTACGGTTCTCAGCAGCAGATGGCGGAACTGCTCCATCAACTTGTGCGCTAGGTTGCGGTGCGCTTGTGCCTTGTCCTTGATTGACCGCTGAAGATCCGCCACCTAAACCAGCCATTTTATTAAACTGATCTGTTCGGTATTGCATCAACTTTCCGGCGATTTCGGTATTTTTCTTGTTGATGTCTTCTTGCATCTTGTTGCCAAAATAACCTTGCGCAACGTCACTCACTAAAGATAGAGGGCTTTTTGGGATAGCCCATCCGCCAACCATTTCAGTACCTTGTGATGGCTGCATAGCTCGCTGGCGTAACAGATCAGCAAACTGCTGTTTTCGTGCTAAATCTTGCTGCATTACTGATAAATCAGGAGGAACGAATGATCCAGCCATTTTATAAACCTCCTATTTTCGAGTAGTCTACAGCGTAATATCCGTTATCCTGCATGTGTACAGAATCAGGTATTTGTTCGATAAGCTCTTGAGCAATTACACCTAGATGGCGTTTATCTGTGTCTGATTCGGTTTTGTAGTTGAACAGATAAATATTAACACCATTGCTTAGTTCACCGACTTTTTCAATGTTTTTCTTCAGTCGAATATCTGAAAACATCATGTACGCCATACCAGCATCTTTTATTCCGTTAATCATGTTGTTTTGCTGTCCTACCTTGGCATTGTACAGTCCTTGGTTGTATTGAGCCTGACCTTGAGCGGCACCAAGGTAATCAGCCCCGCCAGTGGTTGCTTGCATTGGTGTATTCGTGAAGCTTGGCATTGACACTTGCGAGCCAGAACGGACAGCGTTTAACATGTTTAATGGCTGGTTTTGCAGTGCCGTCTTAAGCTGGAGCTGCTGATTTTGAGCATTTTGACCAACGTTAATCCCATTCAAAGCGGCCTGCATACGAAGGTCATTTTCGCTTTGGCTTTGTTGGGTCATGGCATTATTGTATGCCTCAGAACCTTGCATAATCCCTTGATTAGCTAGTTGAGACTCAAGCGCTTTGCGTGATTGCTCCATTTGCGGCTGAAAGCGAGCCATTAAGGCATCTTGCCCAGTCTGTCCAGCATTCACCATTGATGCAGGTAGATTAGCTTCTGTTATGTTATTGCTCAGCGCAGAGTCAACATATCCAAGCCCACGACCTGCCAGGCTAGATAATCCCAAACTTGTTTGATTTTGCTGGTTTAATAATTGTTGTTGTGCTGGTGATAAATACTGCTTTGCAGTCCACCCCGCATCAGGATCAGTTCCTTCATGCGTATAAGTTAGCCCACCATATGGCGTTTCTTGATTGACTCGATTGGCTTTAGTTGCATATCGTGCGGCATCTAAATTGCCAGCGGCTGTCTGTTGAGCTGCTGCTGCATAGTCTGGTGCCGCTGGCATTGATGGTGCGCACATATTTAACCCCTAGAAATTATAAACCATTGCTTGCGCGGCATGTTTAAACCCCATCCGCTCCCACAATTTAGCTACCCGTAAATCTGTTACTGCTGAAACATGTAAGCGCTTAACGCCACGCTTACCAAGCTCTTCTATGCCGAATTGTACCAGTTTCTTACCTACGCCATTGCGATGGTCTTTTAACATGAATAGCGCGTCTTCTTGCGCGATTAAATCGCCATTGTGCATATCGTTGGTGATGTAAACATTGCAGTAGCCAACAGCTTCACCGCCAAACCTGCAAACGATAGTTAAAAGCCATCCTCCAATTGATGCGCGTGAATACTCGGACAATCTAGGATTAAACGGAGACACGTTTATACCTGCTGCTTCCATGCGCTTGGTCATTTCCGCATAGTGAAGTTTATACAATGGCATCAAGTCATTTAATGATTCATCAAACCCTTCAAGTGAGAATTGATAATCCATTAAATTACCCCTCCCTGCTCGATCAGATAATCAGTGGATGCCCATTGTATGCGGATGTTTTTACTTGACCCTAGAATGTGTGCTGAAAAGCAGTAACCAAGGCCGTATGATGTTTGCCAGTCGCGTTTAAGACTTAAACCTCCGCCCCAGAAAGCCGCGTCCCATGATGATGATGACCATGTTGCTGGCGGTGGATATGCTGGTGAAAAACTAGGCGTGCCAGTCGGAGATGAAACATCGAAGTCGGTATTGATGCCAAAAAGGAACGAAGGCACGCCATCGGTAGAAATAATTGGGCGAACCATTTTTACCTGCTTAAGCTGCCCTCTGTTTCCAAAATAGCTAAACGACTGTTGAGCCTCAAAATTGATATTGTTACCATTGTCTGCGTAGGTATCCCACGCCTTGCATACTACGCCATCTGATCCAAAGTAAAGCGCATCACCGGATATTGTCCAACAGGCTGCATTCCATCCCGTGAATCTTGACCATGCGCCTGAGATGGTATTCATCACAAGCTGATAAGATTGAGTCGATGAAATTGGCACGTTGATGATCAACATGTTCATCTGTGGATGTAGGATTGTTTCCCATCCGAACAGCGAACTATAAAGCCCTGAATACTCGCTTAATACGTGCTGAATCTTGTCGGTAATCATGTCGGCATTGTTGATGCTTGATGACATAAGCGACTTAGACAGAGGCGCTAAACCGTCCTGGCAAAGAATCGTAAGCTCACCACCCATTTTCATCATACAGCGGCGACCAATTGGCGAGTTAAAATCAAACACTCCAATCAGTGCCCATGTTGATGATGAAGCTGGATCTGTACCTTTGTATATCGCCACCTGCCCCTCGGATGACATAAATACAGCGTAATCATCCATACCATAACCAGCATCAAGCGACCATGTGCCCATAGCCATTAAATAACCGCCATAGGTGAACAGGCTACCAAAATCAAGAGAAGCAGCCGCACCACCAACTGATAGCGTTGGTAAATACCAAATTTTAGTGCTGTTTTTCTCGATAAACCATAAGCGGTTTTTGAAGGCATTTACGCTGATCAGGCTGGTCGTTGTTACTCCAGTAATAGCTGGAACTGATACGCCATCGATCGCAGTCCATGTTGTGCCATTAAATAGCTGCGGTTTATCTGAACCGTTCACCATGTAAAGGAAATTGCCGCCAGCCGTGCCAAAATTGCAGTGTTGATGCTTGCTCGATGTCTGCCCGGTTACTACAGCAGCACCAACAGCACCCGCTACGGTTACATCGTAAATATTTGATCCAGCTGATGCGAATAGTTTAATGCCACCGCCTGGGGGTGAATAACTAGCTAGAGTGCTCACCGTTCCAGTTATACCTGTAGCCCAGTTGCTATATCCATTGCGCACAATTACATCAAACGGAGTGCAGAAGAAATTATCCAGCTTCACCGCATCATCTGGCTTCATATCCGCGATTGGGTCGCGTGCGTTCCATCCACCTACAGGAGCCGGAACTGATAGCGTTTGCGATGTTTGGCGGCGACTTAATCGCGTTTGAGGTGATCTCATACAGGCCAGCTTCCAGCGGGTACGAATATACCGGGGATTATTTCCTGTGGCGCGCCATCCATATACAGGATAGGCTTACCGCCATCATGGCTTATTGCATTGGTCACGCGGCGTTCATACTTGGCGTAGTCCTCCGCATAATCAAGCCCTTTGATCTGTTTCCAGCGCCAGATTGTGCCCAATATGATTAGCTGATCGTCTAACCGTGGAGTGTCTGCGTCATTAGTCCAAACGTCAGATGATGATGCTGTTGATGTGCTGATCCAGTTTTTAGTGATGTACTCAAACGCGCATGAATCACCAGCGGCAGGAGTAGGGTAAAAATTGATGCTATCATTGATAATTCGATAGGATGAAAACGGCCCATTAATTGCAATGGCCTTGGCTTCTTGCCAGTCTTGCAGAGAGCGAGGCCCATATACTGGCCTGCGTAGTGTTCTATCCCAGATTGTTTCGTTTACTACCCACTTGCAGCCCGGTGCAATCGTAGACATTGCGCCTTGTATCTGCGTTGCTACCGTGGTGAATAGCGCCTCAAGCTGCAATGCTTGCCATTGATAGCGGTCGGCAAGATCCTGCCCTTCTTCGTTGCTAATCTCTAGCAATTGCTGAATTTGTGGATCTTGCGACGCAAAAGCAACGTTTGGCGATGTGATGCCGATACGGGTGCAAACACGCTGGATTATTTGCAAACATGTAAGCGCCATATCTGTTTATCCTATTCTTCTGTTTCTAATTGCTGTTGTTTTGGTCTACGCGGTTTTGAATATTCAAGCGCTTCAAGCCGTTTAGTAAGCGACTCAATTGATGCTTCTAACAGACGATTTTTTTCGTTTGCGTCAGCCAATTGCTTTACTACTGGCGACAAATCAGTTTTTGCTTGAATGTCACCGCGTGCCATATCGCGGATAACGCGGCCATCCATTCCAATATCGCCCAGTGATGAATCTGGAGTTGCTGCTAAATCTTCTACCGTTGGGAACCGCGCCTTTAATTGCTCACGGCGTGATTTTAAAATGCGTTCCCATGTAACGATTGGTGTGCCATGCCGTGGAATCTCTGCACCATCACGGAATAATGCCAATCCGGCCTTAAACTCCTCCACCCAATTACGATCATATCGACCGCTTAAGCTTTCTTGCTTCTTGCGTGCAATGAAGTCGTCAGCTAAAAACTCCATTGGATCACCATGGTGACCATGTGGTGTAATGTAGATAAATGTTTCTACGTTTGGCACCTCATAACCTGCTTCGTCTGAAGCTGCACGATTAACGCCATTCTCGCGATTAGCAAAGAAGAAATACGGTACACGTTCCATTTGATTCATTTTTTACCCTCGGTTTAAAGCGGTAGCGCTTTTTAATATTATCGTCTAAATAACATTAAAAAGCACCCTCGCACGAATGCGAAGATGCTTAAACTGCATTAGGTAATTGCACCTTGCAGGGTAGGTCGGTCAATCTGTCCAACGATGAAGCCGGTATATGTAGCTGTTACGGAGCTAGAGCCCGATGCAGTTGCATTAGCCGACATCGTCACGCTACGGTTATCGTAGTCAATTGACAGGATAGTACCAGACACACCAGTACCCGACAGAGTAAGCCCAGGTACATAACCATCAACGTTTGGAGCCCGGAAAACTGGCGATCCATTTTGAATAGTCACGGTCTTAACTACAGTCGTGGTTGAAGGTGCGATTGATACGGCGTTCAATACCTGACGGCCAGCCGAGTTGGCAGCAACGCTACCACCAGTTGTTACGTCAATACCGAACGTTGTGCCAGCAGCAACGGACGCAGTTGTTTTAATAACCGCATTACCTGAGCGCATTACCCAGCCATACTGCACCGATGCAACCGATGCGACTGGATTGATAATAACGTAGATTGATCGGCCAGTATTGGCGGTATTAGCAGCAACCGCAGCCGTGTAGCCAGCAGAACCACCGAAGCCATTCAAGACAACCACTTGTCCCATTGTGAATGCGGTAGATGCAGGGAACTGCACATAAACGAACTCACCTAAGCCGAAATAGTTATCCACCGCAGTAACAGTAGTACCCAGAATGCCACGCTGAACAGTATCGACACTGTTTACGTAGCCTTGTTGGGCTTGCCCCATAATAGGGTTGATTTGAGAAAATGGCATGGTATAACCTCCTTAAGCCTTCATTACGCCCTGAAGAGAGCGGTTAGAGACGGCCAAATTACCCATCCAAACGATGGTTTTAACCATTGCGTCTTGATTGGCTGATTCAACATCATCCAACAAAGTCATGTTTGCATCTTGATGAACGACCAGATCAATATAGTCTGTATTCAAGAAATAAGCATGAGCCGCTGGAATACCGCCAGACGAATCAAAGAACACGTCGGCATTTTTGTACTTCATAGATACCATACCGCCTGCGCCGTTTTCATCGCTGGTATAGCGTTTCAAGCTGGTTTGCGATTGTTCGTAGAAAGTGAAGTAATCATCACTCATAACGATCAAATCAGGGGTATCAGAACCGCGAGTCTGACGTATCCACAAAGGCAGCATCAATGATTCAATAGTTGCAGCGCTTGGGGTAATTGCAGAGCCACCTTGTAACGGTGCAGCAGCGGATTGCACTACGTTTTGCCAGAAGGCATAGGTAGAGCTGTTAATGCCGCCAACAGTACCAGTACCAGTATCAGAAACAAGAGCTTGCAAGCCATTGATCTGATTGGAAGCGGTTCCGTCTGAGTACAAGTCAGACGATAAGCCATTAGCCATTGAGTTTTGGGCGTTTTTAATCTTAGCTTTAACCAGATTGATGATGCGTGATGTACCTGTATTAGTACGCATCTCCAAGCCTGATACGGCCAGATTTACAGCAACTTGACGCCAAGGGAACTCAGCAGCAGACAGAACGTCTACAGCTCCGATGTTCAAAGGATCGTAGCCGCTGTAACGCTGATACGTGGTGTTATTAGCATACTCAAGAGGCTGAGCAATCGAAAGGCCGCCATCTTCCAAACGAATTTTGTCGTTTTTGGATAAGCGATTGAAAAGGGCATTGTGTTTGGTTACGTTGTCGGCAATCGTTTTGGAATGCTTACGGAAGGTCGTAGTGACCAACTCGGAGAACACGCCAAAATTACCTGCCGCATAACCTTGTCCTGGTGATGGCATAATTTAAGCTCCTGTTAGCGACCTAAGATGTTCTCTAAGGTTTCGCGGATTGTTTCGTCCACAGTACCTATGGGCGTTTTAGATGGCAAAGACGGGCGTGTTTTAATGTTCACGCTTCCCGCTTGTTTTGCCTTTTGTGCCTTCTTTGCTAACTCTTCACGCTGCTTCTGTTGCTGTTCAGCAATCACTAAAGCTCGCGTCTCAGGGTTTGCATAGACGGCTTGCTCATAGGCATCAGATAAATCCTTGGCTTGATTCGCTTGTAATAGCGCACTCATATGCCCAGCAACTTTACCAAAATGACTATGGTTAGGATCTGCGGCGAATTTCTCGATTTCACTGTTGAGTGACGTCTCAAATTGCTGCTTTTCCCGGTTTGTAATACTTTGTATGAACTGTTCTTGCTCTTTTACCTTGTTCATCAAAAACTGGATATTCTGATCGACTTGCGGAGCTTCACCATTGGCAAACTGGCCCAAGTCGATACCATAATTCTGTGCTAATTGTGCGAAATACTGCGTTTTCTGTGTTGGGTCGCCATACCGCAAAATTCGATCAGCTTCCATTAGCCCGGCAATCGCTTTATCAGGCGTAATTCCAAGCTTATTGATCGTGTCTAAATGTGGCTTGATGGCCTCATGGATAGAATGACCAAAATTGGCCGCTTCCCGATACTGTTCAATCCCTTTGTGGATGTCCGATTCCCGGCGCAAAACCTCTTGCTGTACTTCAGGTGGTAGCGTGTTGAACTTTTCAGCGGCGGCTTTCTTCCATGTGTTTGGAGCTGCTAACGCTTGTGCTGTCTCTGGCGCTTGTTCTTCTTTTTCAGCTACTTCTGGTTCTGGTTTGTCGTCTGGTGTATCTTCGACTGATGATTCAAGAATGCCTCGTATAGTGTCATCCATTGACTCTTCAGTTTCTTCAACTTCGGGGGTTGCCCCTTGGTCTAATTCATCCATTTTTATACCTTTAAAGGATTAATGCGTTTTGTAATTGCGTCGCCGCTTGTGCTGCCGTGTTACTGTTAGTCAAAGATACCCACCGACTGCGGCCAGCATAAGGCGCGGTGATACCTACCGCGTAGACCTCAGTGGTCACTGGTGCCACCACGTAGCGGGTAATTTTGATAATCTTCCCCGTATTGGCCGGGTCAATCTGAGCAATTAGCGTAGCTTCCGTGAATGCCATATCAAACTCCTAAATTATTACAGGCTGCAATAGCCTCTGATTTTTTACGTTCTGGCAATTCTTGCCACGCTTGAACCACTGCTTCTTCAATAAACTTGTCATCTTTTGCTTCAATTTCCGCTTTTACTTTCGCGGCTTCTTTTTTCTCTGACTCCATACCTTCCCACTCTCTGCAACCTGTACGCTTTAGATCCTCGCGCCGTTCTGCCCTTGATGTGATCCATTTACCAGAAGCCGGGGATTGGTACGCTGGAATGTCAACAATGCCAGCCGGTGACGTTAAAATGATTTTGCGCGTTTTATTCCCACAACAATATGGCGTGTCCATGTAGTTAGCAATACGCGCTACATAGTCGTGTACTTTCCCGCACTTATCACAAACCGACTCATAAACCGGCATTTATATCCCCTGCGCCAATTAACGCTACATCGATCTTGGTTTGATTATTCATCTTTGCAATCAACAGTTCGAAGTTTTGCTCCATCGTTCTCATACGCTCTTCGGAATCAATCCGCATTTGCTCCAGCGCTGCGTCCTGTTGCGATTGCATGTGGGCGCGTTGAGCCTCAAGCTGGTTCTGATGGTCGATTTGTTGCGCTTGAACCTGCTGTTTATGCGCTTCAACTTGTGCATCAAGTTGTGCCTGTTCTCTGGACATCATCATTTCACGTTGCGCTTGCTGGTCGGCTTGTTGCGCCTGCAATTGCGCTATTTGCATCTTTCCTGCGTTTGGATCTGGAGGAGGCGCAGGAGGTTTTGGCGCTTGCATCTTGTCGAATGCCTCTTCCACTGAAGTCCCAAGTTTTGCACGGCGTAATACTGCTAGGATAACCTCTTTCACGCCTTCAACAGGGATGGCTCCAGCTTGAACCGCTGGCCCTAATCCCTGAACCAACTGAGTAACAGCCGTAAGCGTTTCTCTCAATCCGGCCATATCGCTATCTTGTGACGCTGCTAATGTGCTGTCTGTTTCAATGCCGATTCGATAGGTACGGGCAGAATCATCGCGCAGATTTTCTATCACCGCTTCCCATGTAACAGGAGGCGGCGGCAATTGTGGTTGTGGTGGAACTGGCTGGCCTTGCATTTGTGCTGATTGCGCCTGCATCGCCCATTGCTGCATCATTTGCTGGTTTTGTGCGTCGATTTCTGCTTGATGCGGCAATTTAACAAGCGTCATCTTTTCCAATGTTTCAGGCTGGAACTTTTCAGCGATGATTTCTGCCTTAATCCGCATCAAATCACGGATATATCGCTGGACTTCAGCTTGCATCTTCTGGAGTCGCTGCGTTCCCCATTGTGTTTTAATCTTCTGAGCGCCAAACGTTTCAGCAGGATCTGAAGCGCTGCGCATGATGTCGCTAATGCCAGTTAGCTCGTAAATGATCTGTTTTGTTTCATTGCGCTGTACCGTCAGCACTTGCAATACGTTAGCAGCCTGGTCGATTGGCATCATCCAGATTGCTTTATCCAAACCGCCACGCTCTAACAATTCAGTGACGTTTTGAGCAGGCAATAACCCATTGTCATCCTGTTTCATCAACTGCGACATTTCGGATAGTGTCGCATCATAAATTCCGCGTACACGTAATGCAGAAATAAGCTTATTGATCCGCAAACAGATACGGTTAAGCTCTTTAGCCTGTTGCTCATATTGTGAATACAGTGGCGCAGGGATTAGACTATCATCGTTCTCAATGGCGTATAGTGGCCGTGGTATAGGAAAGAAGTCTTGTAGCCCCAGTGGATCTTCCTGCGACTTAAGAGGCTTTGGATACGATTGGCAGATGAAATGCACCATCTTCTCGTCTTTATCCCAAATCTCCCATACTTCAGCCGTTCGATAGTCGTCTTTGCAGTCGCTATTTGCTACGGCATCGTCATCAGCCAATTCCAATACAATTTCACTCGCGATTTCTTCACCAAACTTGTCTTTTAGATCGTCATAGTTCAGTTTGTGCTTAAACGCTATAGCGGTTACATCTGCCCATTTTTTTGCAGGGCTTAGAATGCGGAAGTCGTCCCATTGAATATGCTCGCAGACAACCTGCTCCCAGTCTATTTCCTCGTATGATTCAGACTCGTTCAGGTCGTTATCTAGTGAAGTATCTTCGTAACTGCCAATAGTGGTTAAAGATGGCACATAGCGAGCACGCGATACAGATCGGCCAGCCAATAACATACACAAAACGTCTGACTTGATAACCTGGTCGAAGTCGTATGTCTCTTGTGTGAACTCCAAAGCGCGCTCTAGTACCTCTGCAACGCTTTTTCCTAGTTTATCTTCGTCACGATAGCGGCGTTTAACCTCAGGCTTAGGCAATGAGTTATAAACAGCCTGGCGTAGCGTTTCTGTATTGGGCCAAAGAATGTTAAATGAATTTTGAGTTGTTTCTTTAGGCGTATACAGCTTGTAAATCTTAGTCGCAGTTTCGCGCCAGCTCTTTTCGTGCTTTGACGCTAGAGCCAGTGCAAGCTTCCATTTCGATGCTATTTTTTGTGGAGATAAGTTTTCTTCTTGTTCCACAATTACCCCGGCATCATTTCGATTAAGAATGTTTCCATCACGATGTTGTCAGTACCTACAGCTAACTGTGCAGTGACTTTTAGTGATTTATCTACCGATGTATCAACGGTGGTGAATACAGTGCCAGCAGCGCCGAATGAGCCTATTGATGATGATGCCATCGATACTTGAGAGCTTAAAGATCCACGGTTAGCAAATCCACGAACCAGATTGACTGCGCCATTGTTGGCCAATGATATAGCGCCACCGGCATAGCTCGATGCGTCTAAAAAGAATTTAACTGGTTTTGCATTGGCATTGGATGTTGCAGACATTCCGATGGTTACACGCACTTGCCCATTGCGACCAAGCGAACCGCCAGGCATTACTACGCCGAAAATTTGAATATCTGCTGCTGTTGTTTGTGCTACAGGTGTAGTGGTTCCAACTGAATTAGCCGTCACCGTTGAGATATATGGTGTAAATGTCGCTCCATCTGCAACGAAGTCATTTTTAAGTTGAATTGTTGTGGTTGATGCACCTACTCCGTAATGCCAACCAGCAGCGCGGCCACTAACCATGCCTGTAGGTAAATAAACCCAGCAATTACCTGGATTAGCAGCTAAGGCAGTAGAGAACGTCAGCAGCCCACCGACTGCGACAGCGTCAGTAGTTCCGTTCAGTCCAACTAAAATGGCTGGAATTGATGATTGAGCTAAAACCTGAGGTATTTGAGTCGTACCAGAACGGGAGTACCAGACACCGTTATGATAAACATCGTTTGGATCTGTACCGAATGCCATTTAGTCGTCCCGTGTTCTGCGGTTCTTTTGCCGCTCTATCAGCGAAGATATTGACATCTGAGTCGGAAAGATTATCTTCTTTGGCTCTATAGTAGCATATTCCTCACGGTATGAAATAGCAAGCATTCGGAAACTATCCGCCGCGTGAGATGTAAAGTCATGCCGTGGGTTGTCTTTAAATATCTTCTTTTCATCATCCCATTCGCGCTGATACATCCGCAGCAGCTCTACTGCATCGCCTGCTCCTTCACGGTCAAAATATACCCTTGGCATCATTGCTCGGACAGCTTGAATACCATCTTGAACCGATACTGACGGTACTATGTTCACATTAGACACGCCGAACGCTTTCCATGCTGTTTCTTGAATGCTACGGCCATTCGATGCAAGTGTCTTTGCTCTGGCATCATGCGGCATGTAAAACTTCCCGTACTTGTATGCTCGTCGATGCGATAACTCAGGCAGGTTTTCACCGTATTCTATTTTTGCGTCTTTTCTAATCTTCCATTCGTCGTTCACAATCTTACGGCCAAATATCTGCTCGATGTAGTGCTGCATATCCTTGCCATTGGTGCCGTAGTATTCAAGAATGCGAACTTCTCCCGCGATAACCTGGAAAAACCATATACCCGTGTCGTCCGAGTAGCCCAAATCCCATGCGGTATGCACTGGGTATTTTGGATCATGCGCGACAAAAGTAATACGGCCTTCTTTATCGACAGCGGTAAATTCCGATGCGTAGTAAGCACCGAGAATAGCAGCCTCAAACGAGCATTCGTATTCTTGCTGAAATAGCGCGGTTCCTTTGTCTTCGCCCCACTCTGCGATATAGGCCATTTTCTCAGTGTGCAGGCGGTCGAGTGATATCGATCCTGTGTCGTATGCAGTCAGTTTTTGGGTGAATATCTTTGGATCTGATAACCCAGCGTTATAGGTCTTGTATGCGTGGTTCTTGCCGCGTGGCGTTGTGATGTAGATTTGCCAACCATTATTCTCGGCGAAGATTGGGCGAAGGTAGGCGCGTGCGGATGGGTTGGCTAAGGCCCACTCTGAGAAAACAACGCCAGCAGGAGGAGAGCCAACGAGAGAATTATAGTTATCGCTTCCAAGCACTTGCCATGTTGACCCGTTGATAAAACGAATCATCATCTCATTGTCTAGTGTGTTGGATCGTATTGCGTGTGGGAATGCCTCATCTATGCGGCGCATCCCTGTATGCGGGTTTATTGCGTTCCAGATTGCCTTGCGTGCTTGCGCCGCCTCTGGGAGCATATGCCAGTATGTTCCGGGTCGCTCGAATGCTGCGCAAGCTGCCCGGTGTAGTGCTATCTCATCCTTACCGGATCTTCGATGCCATATTAGTTCAGCATGTTTACCGCCACTTTCAAGATATGACCATGCCGCCATCTGATACGGGCGCGGCTTCCATCCATTAGGCAGGGTTATTGATGGCATTTATTCCTGTTCGTCGCTGTATCTAACAATGTTTACAACAAGTGGGCCACCATCAGCGCCAGCGTGCTGCATCTTGTCTCCGTATTTCTTTGCGTTCATCCGTGCAAGCTGCCATTTTATGTTATCTGCTTTTAGTCGTAGTCCTGCTACTGTTACTGCTGATTCTGATTGAGCTGCCTGTTCTGATACCACATCTAACTCTTCAAACTTCGCATCTGCTCGTGCTAAAGTCGCGCGCGTGTACTGCTCAACAAATTCTTCATACTTTGACAGCCAATTAAACACAGTCGTCATTGATGGCATATCCGAATCGCTGCACACAGTGCGCAAGCTTACTCCATCTGCAAGTCTTTCGCATATCTTGCTTGCTATCTCTGGTGTGTATTCTGATTTACGGCCTGTCATGATCAACTCGCTATTTTATGTTCAACAATAAAATCTAACATATCTCTAGCATCTTTATCCCATTCAATATTTTCTGATGCGTGCCGTTCTGCTTCTTCTTGTGTAAACCATGCGTCTATGTACGTTTTTCCAAAAGCTGCGAGCTTCTCTTGGTATTCCTGAGTTTCAGTATCAACATAGTCAAATTCATTAGAAAACGCGTCGCACCCAGAACAACTACCAAAATATCCATTTATCCATCTACTTACGCCATCGTAATTTACTAACGCACACCAGTCGCCCTGCATTGTCCCGAACTCAGAGTACGCTAAAATTTCGGCTCCTGCTGCCTCTAATGCTTCTCTATAACCCATTATATTCTCCATTATTTAAGTGGGTGCCGGTGCTGATCTCCTGCTTGTTATCTCTCCATAACTTGGCGGATTTATTCAGCCACCCCTCTAGCGCATCAGCCTGCGCATTACCCACACAGATGGCGGCTTTACCGGCCCGGTCTTTTTACTGCCGCAACTCGCAACAGAAACCCGCCATGTGTGTAGATGCTAGTCACTTTTACTAGCAGGCCAGGCGCTGCACATTTGCTTGCCATCGCTGTCGTAACCTGTGATCGTATACAGGGGAAGGAGAAATAGCCATGCGCGGTATAACCGCCACGACACCGCCAAATAGCTGCATGTGCAATACATGCTACCCGGCGGAATGGATCTAAACTCTAATGCCCAAATATTGATAAATCTGGCATTTCTGGCAAATCAAAACTAGCTCGCAATTGTTTGCGCATTTCTTCCAACGTCGGAACATTTTCAGGATGTGAATCAACCAGTGATTTACACTCGTCTGCATCAATGCTCTTTTGCATATCATCCGCTATTTGCTGTAATCCTGCAATGTTTTGTTTGAGATTAGCCAAGGCTGCGCGTTTGTTCATTTTAGCTATCCTACCTTTCGCATTCATAACAATCTAGGTTTTTGCTGTGCCTAATGTCTTGATACGATCCACCTTCTCTTTTATGCCCACATGAAAGTATTGCAGTAGGAACAACTCTTGTAATCTTTTCTATTGTTTCAACCGTTCTGCTTCCGCCTTTTACATAGTCAACATGATTATTTTTAATAACTTTTTCATATTGCTTCGTCACATATTCAACTCTGATAACCTTCGTTTTACTCCCCCTCAACTGTCATGCTGTCGTATTCTTCTTCCAGTTCTTTGTGCTGATCGCCAACCATGCGCGTTAGCGCTTCGAATGCAGTTTCCATCAACAGCGGATAGTGCGGTAAATGTCGGTACTCAACTTGCACGCACTGCATAAAATCACACCAATCTTCACCGCCCCACATGATTGATTCAATCGTAAATTCATCGTCGCCGTTGTGATCTGGGTTTACTTCGTAATCAATATCAAATCGTTTGCCTAGATAGTCGATTGTTGTGCTGTACATTTTATTCCCCTTCAGATTAGGCCCGATGCTTTGGGCCTGTGTGTTGTTTAGATTAGATTGGACAAAACTGATGATTCTAATGATGATTTAGCACCAACGCGGGTTAAATATGTGTTTTGGATGGCTGCAATTTTTGTTGCAATGGTTTGCATGTATGCGTTAATCAGGTCGTTTGTTAATTGGTCTGCTGTAACTCCGTCAGATTTCATTAGATCTGCAACCCATTTTGCTTTGCTTACCATTGATGCTTCCATGTTTATTCCCCTTGATTTGTGGTGCGTTGTCGATGAGTTGATAATACACATGCGTTTGCTTTTGTGCAAGTTTTTTTTGCTAAATCTCAATTATTTTTATGCCGTGCACCAATAACATCAACTTTCGCTTCATGATGTAGGCCGGTAATTTACGCGTCACTTCTGATTTAACATCCTCCACAACAGTTTCACCGCGCTCATCCGTGTAAACAAAATCGGCTATGTATGCCGTTGCTCGTTCTCCCTGCTGTTTCGGTATGACCTCGTACCGTACCTGCTCACGTAGGTTTGATATAACGCCAATCTTCTGCATCATTGCCAGGGTAACGCCTCGCCGCGCTTCTTTCTTGCTATCGTAGCCGTTTGTTTTGACGTTCTTAAACTTAGTCATTTAGCGCATCCACTTCAACAGCAATCTGAACGTCACGAGTAGCCTTAATCCATTCATCATGCGCGACAATGCCAGACATTATCCATGCAGCTTCTATCATGTCGTGAGCTGCTTCTATCGACTCTTCTGCTACCGATCCAGAGTCTACTTCTTCCAGCAATGCGCGTACTGGATCAGATGTTAGGTTGTATCCGGTGCGTTTTGCGACTAGCGCGGCAATTGTTGCGAATGCCATCAAAGCGCATCCGTCCTGATCTATGATAGTGCCGCGATTTTTCAGCGTTAGAATGGCTTGTCGTGGAGATGCGAACATCGCCATCCGTGAGAATAGCGGCATTATTTTTAATTTACCCATCTATAACTCCTGTACGTAATTACATCACGAATAGTCGATGCACCTACCCCGTATTTTTTAGCCAGTGACTCGTAACCTCTGCCTCTGATGTAAGCCAAATGCGCGGATCTAATCTCACGCACTTGGCTATCAGTCAGCGATCTACGGCGGGTCATTATGAGAATAAATCCATAGTGCCAATCTTTGCAGATTCGATGTTTTTAATTGCCTGCTCGTAATAGCTTGGTTTTAGCTCGCTCCCGATGAATCTTCGGCCCATTTTGATAGCTGTGTAACCTTCACTACCAACACCAGTAAAAGGGCTGAATACTAAATCATCTGGCGCGCTCCAAAGGTTCATCGCGCGTTCGATAACATCTAACTGTAAAGGGCAGATATGCTTTACATCATCATCTTCGCGTGCTTCTTTAAAATTCAGAGTGCGGCTTTGGTTGATGTCAAACCATACCGGGCTTGCGTATTGCTGCCACAAATCAACTGGGAACTCATCTGGTGTGTGGCTGATTGGTTTTGTGTTGTCTCCTGGTTTACGCATAATCACAAGGTAGTCAGCTAAACCTTGGCGACTCATGCTTGAATCTTTCTTGATCGTCTTGTGTAATAGTCCGAGTGCCTTTGTGCGCTGCATGGCTGTCACTGGATCTTTCCATATACATACCTCTGAATGATAGATCCAGCCTTTCTCAACAAACAAGCGGATCAGTTCGCCTCGGAAGTCGCGGATACCAATAAAACCATCATTTACTTTAGACGTTGGCAAATTCATGCAATGCACGGCCATTAGTCGCCCCGGCATAGTGATGCGGTATAGCTCATCAACTAAGTAACCAAAGTGCTGATAAAACTCGCCATGCCCTTTGCTGTTGCCCATGTCTCGGTCGCTGTTTGAATAGGTGAATAGCGATGCAAAAGGAGGGCTGTAAATCGTAAACCCGATTGAGTCTGATTCAATCTCACGCGCCAAATCAATACAATCTGCATTATGGATTGTGAAGCCGTCACCTTCGTACACTTGGCGCACATACTCAGTCTTTTCTTCTGACAATCCAAAAATTTCCTTTTTCATTGACTCGCTCATGTATTTCACCATTTCTTCGCCCATTGTTTTGTTTTGCGATTCTTTGCGCTTGATGTTCTCAACCACTGCACCCTCTGACTCAGCGCTGATAACGTGAACATGCACTTGTTTTGTCTGTCCGAACCGATAAAACCGGCGGATGGCTTGGTAATACTGCTCCCATGAGTCAGAAATCCCAACGAATGCAGTATGGTTGCAGTGCTGCCAATTCATACCGAACCCTGCTATTGACGGCTTGGTGATAAGTACTCGCAGTTCACCATTCGTAAACGCGGCGATCTTTTGTTCTTTCTGGTCGATTGAATCAGATCCTTGAACGTCTGCGCTTCCTGGGATTGATTTGCATAGCTTTTCGCTTTCTTCATTGCGATGGCACCAGATAACCCACTGCTTGTCACTGGCGTTCACAATTTCTGCACACTTAGCCACTCGATCATCAATTGACTCTTTGCGTGCTTGGTTGCGCTCTAATAAACCTGTAGCGATGTCGGCGAATAGGCCAATCGTTGATTTAGACTCAACCACATGATCGTGCATGATTAAATCTGGTAATTCATAACGCGAACCATCAAAGCCCAAGTCTGCTGGACTGCGAATAACAACAGACCAAGTTGATAGCCATTCCCAAAACTTTGCTTTGCCGTGGCCTTTTAAAATCCAAGTCCCGGTATCTCCTGCATCATTAATGAAATACATGGCAAGCATCTCAGCCATCGTCATCAATCCAAGCAATTCAGCCTGGTTCCCAAGTTCCATGAAGTCGTTAGGGCTTGGCGTTGCGGTGCATGACAGGCGGTAAGGCACGTTTTTACACGCATCAATAATTGCGTTGCGCGTCTTGCCGTCTCGGTTTTTAATAATTGACGATTCATCCAGCACAATTCCGTGGAATTCGTCAAAATCAAACCGATCTAGCATTTCGTAATTGGTGATGGTTATTCCTGGAACTACTCCATATTGATCGCGGCAATAGTTGATTGTGATTCCGAACTTCGCTCCTTCATTTACGGTTTGATGTGCAACACATAATGGAGCCAGAATCAGCACGTTTCCGCCTGTTTCTTTCACAACCTCATCCGCCCAACTTGTCTGCATCAATGTCTTACCTAAACCAGTATCGGCAAAAATAGCAGCACGGCCACGTTTAACCGCCCACTTCACAATGGCGCGTTGAAAATCAAACAGGTTTTTATTCAAACTATCCGCATCAACATCATGACCAGATATGATTGGATTAACCTTCTTTAACTCTAAAAACTCGTTGTAATCCATTTTCTCAATCCAATAAAAAAGGGTTTGCGCTGTTCTCTCATCTTTCGATGTTGGCAGACCGGAACGAGTACCGGCAGAGGACAGCGCAAACCCTACTCGTTTTTAAATGTCTGCCAAGACAATCCGAACTATAAACATCTATTTGCTAATGTGCAAGTATTCCTGCCGTTTTTTTACAGTTTCATTCACTGCTTGCTCAAACGTTGAACAGTCGCGCTCTACTATCCCTTGCCATTTCTCGTATCTGAATTTACTTAGGCTACACGGTGCCCATCCAGCACGGCGCATGTCTGGACTTGATCCGCGTAGATTCCAGTGTTCGCACTCCAAACATTTAGCCAATTTTAATCACTCCCATCTCGATCAGTTTTCGCCAGGTCCGCACCATTGCGCGACGCATATACCATTGTTTGCTTAGGCTGTAATGCTCGTCATAAACGCGATTGTCTACCACATTGTGGCATGAACTACAGGCAAACGCCGCGCTAATATCATCAGCCTTCTGCCCCATGCCGTGCGATTCATCCGGCAGGTGCGCCAGTACGGTTGTAGCAGGATCGTAGTTGCAAACGTAGGCTATGTTGAATGTGCAGTCTTGGCCGCGTGCTGCTTCACGTATTTTTTTTGATTTGATCATTTCTTTACCTGCTCAAAATGGATTTCATGATATATGCAATTCAGCGCTGCCCTTACTGGGATTGTGCATTGGTTCGTATTATTAAAAGAACAATCTATGCAATGTAAGCTACTTGGCAAACCTTTATCACTAACAACCTTTAACCTTCCAAGCTCTGGCGCTTCTTTGAATGTGATTATCATCTTGTCTCCTTAAACACATATCCAAACAAAAACACAACAACCCCAACAACCATTCCGCATATAAAAATAGCCAATTCATACATAATTAACCTATCGCTTTCTTGATTGCGGCGCGTGCTTCTGCCAATCCTTTGACTTTCTCTGATGGAGTCGGCCCCAATTTATCAACCATTGTTTGCAGCGCTTCTAGTAGGTCTGGCGCTGCTGATATAAGTTGTGCGTTTGCCTCGTTTTCTTCGTCAAACTCAACGCACCATCTAGGCATATTGCAGATTTCTTGATATACGCAATCTTCGTCAGGCTCTTCGGTATGAATTTCTGACGTATAGACCATTTTTTTACCGCCATAACTTGGGCCAGCCTGTATCCACGGCCCTGCTGTATATTTACTCATCTCATTCCCCATTCTGCGCTATCCACGCGCGGTAAAGTTGCATTAGTTCTGCAAACCTTCTTGCGGCATCATCATTTGTATCTAACTCTTTCCTGCTTTCAATAAAACATGTTTGTAAAATAACTTGTTTTGCTTCATTTTCTGGATCGCTTTTAAGATCTCCATCTGTTCGTGTAACTACGTAATACTCATCAACAAATCTCTGAAAGTCTTTGTTTTTGCATACCCCAATGGCCGATCTACATAAAGGCCCATTCATGTAAAATGGATAGCTTTGTTTCTGATCTTTTGTTATCGCTTGTTCATCCTCAACATCTACGGTTTTAATAACCATCGCCAGAATCTGCCCTGCTTGTTTCCCTTTGCGCTCTGTTAGTAGCTTAAAATTGGCTAAATCATCGCCGTCTGGTAGCCATAGTGTGATTGTTGCGCCACCGCTGCTTGTGTCTGACCATCGTTGTAGCTGTACTTCGCCTGAATAAATAGTTTTCATGATAATTTCTTCCTCGCTGGCTTTGTTTCACTTCCAGACATTGGCCGGTCATCTGGTATCGGCGCATCGATGAACTTGGCGTATTCACCAAGCCACCCGCATTGGATCGTCTCACGTGGCCCCATGCGGTTTTTAGCAATGATGATTTCTGTCTCTGTCTGGTTTAATCGGTCGTCGTAATAGCCTGGGCGGTGAATCAACAAAACCATGTCGGCATCTTCTTCAACGCTCCCACTGTCTTTCAGGTCGTGAAGTTGTGGCCGTCTACCCTCTTGCGCTGTATTTCGATTCAGTTGGTGCAATAACACGATAGGTATTTGCAGCTCTTTTGCCAGCGACTTAAGCGCCTTTGTGATGTCTCCATACCCTTCAGTCCTGCGCTCCTTGTTGTGCTTGATGTGTGATAGCTGGTCAATCACTAACAGCCTTAACCCGTGCCTTGCTTTGTGCTGCTTTGCTTTTGCGCGGATTTGCTGAACCGTAACGCTGCTTTGATCGTCGATATGGATCTTAGATTGATATAACTTGCCTAAACCTAAATTCATCCGGTCATATTCGAGTTCATACATTGGCTTGCCGTGTACTAAGTTCATCAATGGCACGCAAGCAATATTTGATAAAATACGCAGCCCTATTTGCTCTTCGCTCATCTCAAGGCTGTTGATTAAAACTGGTATGCCATCGCGTTCGTTAGCAGTGCCCATCTGAATAGCAAAACTTGTTTTACCCATCGAACTGCGGCCAGCAACAATAATTAGATCACCTGGCTGCATTCCTTGGGTCGCTCGGTCTACTGGTTCAATTCCAGTAGATAGCCCTGATATTCTATCGTCACCCGTTTTCATCTTCTCCATCATCACTTCAATGGCGTCAACCATAACGTCTTTTATGTGTCTAGCCTCTCGGTCTACCGCGTGAGATGAAAGGTTTAAAAGTATGTTTTGGCATTTGTCTAGCTTTTCCTCAACAGAAAGCCCGTCATCGGTTTTTGATAGCTCACCAATGGCAACACTCACGGCTTTGATGTTGCGCAGCGTAGCGGCTGTTTTTATGGCCTTGGCGTGGCTTTTAACCGTGGCCTTTGACAGTGGCGCAACCATTGCCCAGTTAACAACCTCTGACAATGGTATTGAAAGCGTGTTGTAAATTAGAAGCGCATCAGCGTGGCGACCATCTTCAAGCGTTTTGCAAATGAAAGACCAAACCGACTTGTTTTCTGCATACCAGAAGTCATCAGCGCTTAAGCCTTCAACGTCGTCTACTGAAAGTTTGTGGTTGTTTAGAAATGCGCCGATAACCGATATTTCTAGTTTTAACTGTTTTTCATCCATTTAGGATCTCCATTTGAATCATTATCCCTGCGTCTGTCAGATACCACTCTTTGGTTGTGTGGTTGATCCTGTAAACGTCTAACCATCCTGGATTATCAATGTAGTTCCTAAACGTTTGTAGCCAGTCCCTTTGTTTCTTGCTTGCTGCTATTGCTCGTCGTTTAAAACTTAGCCATGCAATGACTATGAACTCTTCTGGTATTCCTGCTGTTTTTGCTTTGGTGTATACGCTGTCATCCTCTGGTACTCCACCGCCTGAATCTATCCATTCTGTGATGGTTTGTTCTTGTTTTTTGGTTTTGACTTGCTTTGGCTTTTCATCTGTTTGCGCTATATGTTGTTTTGTATTCTTTGTAGTAGTCTCTGTTCTTATATACATTTCCCCATTTTGAGGTGATGTACATTCCCCCAATTTGGGGTAATCGATACGGTAATAAAGCGTTCTAGTGAACTTGTCTTTACTTAGGTTTTCAGCAACTAAAAAACCTTTGTCGCGTAGTGATTTCAATGTTCTTTCTACGGTATTAACACTGAAAAACGGAAATTGCTCCTGCCATTGATCTAGCGTGTTAAACACCCATACAAAACCGTTTATCTCGTTCTTACTAACTGTTAGCCAGTAATGAACCTGTTGCAACACAATCGCCTCATTTACCCCTATAGCCACGGCCAGCGATGGCTGAAACATTAACGGGCTCTCGTTGATTAACATGCGGCTCATAATATTACCCCGCGTTTCAGCCAGCCTAGTTCAATAGCGTGCTCAACCTCACTTACAACAACATGCGTGCCTAGTGATGAGTAACGAGCTAATTCGTTATAAGTAGTTTCTTCACATTCACCATTAGCATTGGTAAGCGCACCAATTACTAACAAAATTAGCTTTGTATTTGATGGCAATCCACTTTCTAAAACCTTGGCTTCATATGTTCTGTTGTCGCTCATATACCGCACTCCCGTGCAATACGTTTGATAGCTGCTTCGTATTGTTCTGGTGTTGAACCTGGATTTTTAGCGATCCATTCGTTTTTAAGTCTTTTGTACTCAAGATAAACTTTAAGTATTGCCATGTGAAAACTCCAAATAAAAAAGCCACTTAGTTGATCGGAGGGATACCCGTTATGTGTACGCAAGAGTTGACACAAAACGAGACCGATCATCTAAGTGGCCTGTTTAGTCTCTTATGCGTAAGTTGCCCATCCCGTCCCCACGGGTGATGCGAGCAAGTTAAATATTAGCGTAAAAAGTTACAGAATTCCACCCCATTGTTCAGCCATTGCGTTTGCAATTCCTTGAAACGTGCGTGACCGTTCTTTCCATCGATCTTCACTGGGTGCTAGTTTGTTTTGTCCGCTGTCGGTTTGATTTCCCCATCGCGGTTTGCCATCAACAAAACGCGGCTCAACAAATCCAGTTGATTTTAGTGTCAGCAAGTTTTTTAGCCATAAGCATGTTTTCTTGCTGGCATCTTCACCAAAGTTATACGGCTGAATAACTTGATTTGGCTTGCGAATCTGCGAGCTAATGCAACTAACAGGATTTTCAATTGCAATGCGGTGTATAGGCGCAGCCATCAATCTGCGGACAAAATCTAGCGCTTCTTCTGTTAGCTCTGCGCGGGGTCGTCCATCAACCATCGCGCCGCGCGTATTCCAATGCAGCCCTGACACGCTAAGATACGTACATGGCGGGTGCGCAATCATTAAATCCCACTGCTGATCCAGTAAATCGAAAACGTCACCCTGGTAGTGGTACGGGCTATCATCTTCACTTGGCAATAGATCACATGACAAAACATCATGACCACGCTGCATAAATGCGTTGCGAACTCTGCCACTGTATTCGCAAGCAACTAATACCCTCATAGCACGCCACCTGCTTTGAACAATTTGCGAAAGCGCAGGCACAAATACAAATTTGCATATTTTGGAATGCCTTTACGCCGCCAGTGCGATACATCCGATTCACCGCAATCAAGGATTTCTGCGACCTTGCGTGTACCTCCAAGCAGGTCGATCTTACGGCTGGCGTCTGTTTGTGTAATGAGTGCGTCTGATTTCATGTAGTGTTCCTCGGTTAAGATTCTCACAGTGTATTTTGTTTTACAGCAAACTGCAAGCATTGTTTATTTGCAAATATTTGTTGACTTGTGAGTTTGCATAAATTAAAGTTGCCGAACTGAAACAAAACACGAAACGAAGGGGATTTAAATGAGTGAAGAAAACAAGAAGTACAAGTTAGTTGAATCTGACATTGCTGGGTTATTCCGCGTTGTTGCGCTTGTGTCGTTTGGAGTTGTTAGCGCTGGAGAACAAGGCGGGTATGTTGAGTCGGAAAGCAATTTATCTATCTCTGGCGATGCGTGGGTCTCTGGCGATGCGCAGGTCTATGGCAATGCGCGGGTCTATGGCAATGCGCGGGTCTATGGCAATGCGCGGGTCTATGGCAATGCGCAGGTCTATGGCAATGCGCAGGTCTATGGCAATGCGCGTGTCTCTGGCGATGCGCGGGTCTATGGCAATGCGCAGGTCTATGGCAATGCGCAGGTCTATGGCAATGCGCAGGTCTATGGCAATGCGCGGGTCTATGGCAATGCGCTGGTCTAT